GGCAGGCTCATGCCCGGCTTGTCCACCAGCAGCAGGAACACCACCACGCCCCAGATCAGGCTGTGCAGCAGCGTGCCGGCCACCAACCGGGCACTGATGGCCTGTTTGCTGCGCAGCAGCAGGCCCAGGGCCAGCAGGCTGGCACCGGTGCCGCCCAGCAGCGCGAAGACGAGCCACAGGCTGGTTTCGTCCACGGCGTGCTGCAGGCGGGGCCAGCTGGCCGCGGCCTCGGCTGGCGCAACGCGCGGCTCAGACATAGTGGCCCTCCAGCTCCATGACGAACCAGCCGATCGGCGTTTCCAGGCCGCCGCTGTAGCTGCAGCGCAGCGGGTACACGGCATCCAGCGGCGCGGGCTTGAGCTCGTCGCGCACCCACTGCAGCACCTCGTGCTCGAGCTGTGCCTCGGTGCGCTCCAGGCGCTCGGTGCTCTCGTCGGAGCCCTTCAGGCGCACGTAGCCCACGATGACGAACTCCAGCCGCCCGTACTCGCCTTCGCGGCCGGTGTGCATGAGCCAGCTGTCGCGGCCGGTGGCGATGAGCGTCAGCACGCCCTTGCGCAAGGCGTCGTCGGGCAGCGTGGTGGGGTCCACCATGCCGCGCAGCACCAGGCGCTCTGGGCAGGCGGTGGCCAGGCTGTCGCGCGCGGCCACCATGAAGGCCTCACGCTCGCTGGTGGTGGGGATGTCGTCGAGCAGGGGGCGCTGCAGCACCTTCATGCGGCACCTCCAGCCGGCTGGCTGCCGCTGCTCAGGCGCTGCGCGGCGCGTTGCACGGCGGCGATCAGGCCCTGCACCACGGGGGCCTGCATCTCGTCGGCGGTGGGCTTCACGAAGGGCTGGGCCTTGATGCCGCGGAACTTCACGGCTCGGCTCCAGGCCATGTAGGCGTCGCGCAGCTCCATCTCCTCCTGGCCGCGCCGGCGGCTGCCCAGGCGGGCGGCGCGGTACTTCGGGTTGGCCTTGATGCGGCCTCGGCGCAGGTGCATCGCCAGCCAGGCCACGGCGCCGGCCGCGGAGGGATCGAAGAACCGCGGCAGGCCCTTGCCCGGCTTGCGGCCCTTCTCCACGTTGTAGGCGTGCGCCGCGTGCGGCTTCACCAGGTGGGTGTCGGCGTCCACCTCTTCGGCGCGGATGCTGTTCACCAGCGTGCTGCGCGCGCCCTTGGGCGCCTTCAGCCGCATGCGCGCCGCCACCAGCTGCGCCAGGCCGGCGCGCTCGCGGCGCAGCTCGGGCTGGATGGCCCGCGCAAAGGCCCGCAGCCGCACGGCGCTGGGCTCGGCGGTGGTGGTGATCTCGATCACTGCGCCGCCTTCCACTCGGCCATGAGCGCCTCGTACAGCGCGGCCGGGGTGCTGTTGCGCGGCGCGCCGCTGTAGCCGTCGCGCAGGCTCACGGGCTTGTGCACGTGGCGCATGGTCAGCTCGCGCATGGCCTCGGCCTGGGCGCGCAGCAGCAGCAGCGGGCGGTCGGCCGGTGCCAGCGTGGTGTCGGGCGCCTCGGCGCCGATGCTGTGGGTGGCGAAGTACCAGAACCGGCAGGTGCTGCCGTAGGTGGCGATGTGCCGCGCCGTGGGCGGGGGGTCGAAGACCAGCGCCCAGGAGGCGCCCTCGTTCACGGCGCTGATGCGCGGCAGCGCCCCGGGGTAGCTGGGATCCCAGGGCTGTGGCGCGCGGCTGCCCCACACGTGGGTCTTGTAGCGGTGGAAGTCGGCCAGGGCCAGCGGCACGCGCGGCTCGTCGGCGGCAATGGTCACCTGGCCCAGCTGGGTGCGCGGGCGCTTGTCCTGCATGGCCACGGCGGCGGTGGCCAGCATGCGCTCGAAGTCGCCGTCGCCCGAGGCGTTGAAGAGCTCGGCCGCGTCGTGCAGCGAGCGCTTCAGGTCGGCCACCAGGTCGCGCTGCGACATCGAACCGGGCATCGCTCAGGCTCCGCGGGCTGCGCCAGGGCTCAGGTGGGCGCGCCGGTCTTGACCGCGGCGCGCTTGAGCTGCAGGTCGGTGATGGCGCCCAGCAGGGTGCTGCGGGGCGTGTCGGTCTCGGCCTCGAGCTCGGCCAGGCGCTTCAGCGTCTCGTCGCTGAAGTCATCGAGCTGCGCGGTGAGGTCCTTCACGGTGCCCTTGAGCAGCTCGCGCAGGTTGGCGTCGGGGTCGGGCTGGCCGCTGTCCGGCTCGGCGGCCGGGGGCGCGTCGTCCTGGTGCTCGGGGGGCAGGTAGGCCGCGTCCACGTCGCGGCTCTCGCCGGGCGCGATCATCACGCCGCCCACGAACATGGTGCGGTCGCTGGTGTTGGAGATGGTCTTCTTCGGCACGGGGTGCTCCTGGTGGGGCTGCAACGGCAACGGGGCGGCGCTGCTCGAGCGCGGCGCCGCCCCGGAAGAAAGGCGCCGGGCGCCTGGGTGGTCAGGCCGGGCGGGCCACGCGCGCCGCGCCGCTGAACAGCACGATGCTGGTCATCGCGTTGCGGCGCTGCAGCGGGGTGTGGCACACCACGAACTGCTCGCCGTAGGCCTCGCGCATGCCCACGAACTGGCCGCTGCCGTTGCGGGCCTCGCTCAGCTCGCTCATCTGGAAGGGCTTGACCATGCGGAACCGCGTGTTGCCGCGCTCGCCCACCAGGATGCGGGCGTCGCCGGTGTTCAGGCCCGGCGCGCGGGTGTTGAACACGGGCATGCCCTTCACGGTGGCCACGCTGCCGTCGGCGTTCATGCCCGTGCCGGGGCGCGAGCCGTTGGCCGTGAAGGTGGTGGCCTGGCCGAGGGCGTTGTCCACCGCGCCACTCATCAGCAGCATGCTGGCGGTGTAGTAGCGGTCGTTCTCGATCACCACCTTGCGGCCGCCGATGCTGGTGAGCAGCCGGTCGTAGACCGCGCCGATGGTGTCGGGCGCCGCGCCGATGTCCAGGTTGAACTGCACGCGGTTGGTGCTGGCCGTGGCCGTGATGGTGAGCACCCAGCCGCTGGTGGGCGTCTGCAGCACGCCCGCCTCGTTGACGAAGCGGATCTCGCCCAGGTTGTAGTCCATCACCCAGTACAGGCCCGCGGCAAGCGTGGCGCCGGGGATGAACTCGGTGCGGGCCACGCTGTTCAGCGTCACCGTGATGGGGAACTGAGTCGAGCCCACCTGGGTGCCCTGCAGGTCGAACACACGGCGCGGGCGCAGGATGGGGAACTGCGAGAGCACGAAGATGCGGTTGGCGCCGTTCACCTGGCTGGTGAGGGTGTCGTTCACCGCCACGGTGCTGGCCTCGTCGGTGGCCTGCAGCACCTCGTTCTGGATCATGCGGTCGGTGTCTTCACCCACCACTCGGATCACGTTGCGGGTGTTCTCGGCCAGCGGCTCGAAGTCGATCGGCGCGGCGGCCAGCAGGTACCGCATTTCGTTGGTCACCCGCATGGCCAGCTTCTGCGGGATGGGGCGGGCCTCTTCCGACACCTGGATCACGCCGGCGTTGTTGATGCCCTGACCCTCGTACACCCGCGTGCCGTTGATGCCCGCGGCGGTGGTGTCGCGGAAGCTGTAGGGGATGCTGATGGTGTTGGCGAACGGCGCGGTGCCCACGTCCACGAAGTTCAGGCCCACCAGGTTGTAGAGGGCCTCGCGCAGAACCGTGCGCTCGAACACGGTGGGCACGGACGTGTCGCTCACGCGGCCCACGCCGGCGGCCAGCATCTTGCCCTCTTCGGCCAGCTGCATGCCGCGCTCGGCGTCGTACTGGGCCAGCACCTTCTCGGCGTACTCCTGGTTGGTCTTGAGCAGCTGGCCGCCGGTGCGGGCATAACGGCGCTCGGCCGACATGCCCTCGAAGCCCAGGCGCTTGTCGATCTGCTGCTGCAGCGCCTTGATCTGGTTGGAGCTGTCCACGCTGAGGTGCACCGTGCCCGAGGGCGGGCGGTAGCCAAGCAGGGCCAGCTGCGTGGCGGCGCTGGTCCGCGCGGCCTGGCCCAGGGCGAACTCGGCCAGGCGCTTGACCTGCTCGTCGCTCATCTCGGCCGTCACCAGCGCGGAGAGCTCCTTCAGGATGTCGGCCTTGGCCTCGTCGCTGAGCGTCTTGTTGCCGCCCACGGTGTCGCTGAAGAGCTTGAGCTTGCCGTCGTGCGCGGCCTTGGCCGCCAGCACCTTCGCCTCGGCATCGGCCAGGGCCTTCTGCACGGCGCCGGCCACGTCGATGGCGGGCGCGGCCACCTGCAGCGTGATGTTCCCCGGCTGATGGCCGGTGGCGGCCAGCTGCTTGATCGTCTCGCTCAGCGTCTTGCCGGCGGCCGTGAAGGTGTCGATGAGCGGCTGCGCGGTGGTGTCGTCGTCGGCCAGCTGGCCCAGCAGCTTGGTGGCCTCGGCCATCAGCGGCTTGGCTTGGTCGTCGGTGAGGCCCAGCAGCTTGAGGGCGGCCAGCAGGGCCTTGAGGTGCTTGTTCATGTCGGAGTGCTCCGTGAGTGCCTTGAGGAGGTTCGGGTGGATGGCCAGGCGGTACTCGGCGTCTTCGTCGCCGGCCGCCAGGGCAATCGAGTCCAGGTGCTTGATGACGGGGCGCGTGGTGAGCCCGGCACCGATGAGCACGCAGCCGTGGGCCGCACCCTTCTCGTTGTCGCGCCAGTCCTCGTGGTACTCGGCGCTGAGATAGGTGAAGCCGCGCGTCTTGACGGCATCGATGCCGAAGGGCGTCCACTCCACCAGGGCGCGCAGGCGGTTGTCTTCGACCGCGAGCTTCAGCACCTTGGCGGCAGCGCCATCGTTCGGCTTGTGCGCCACGTCGATGAACACGTCCTGTCCCAGGACGCGCTTGTCGAAGTTCGCCACCATCTGCAGCAGCATGCTGCGCGTGATCTCGAACTGGCCGTAGCGCGGATCCGTGAACGTACCCGTCCGGGTCACGGTCACCCAGGAGGTCTTGGCGCCATCTGCC